TAACTAATGGTCCTATTTCTAGCGGAAACACCATTTCTGTAACTGGATTAGTGCCTTCAGTTGTTGCTTTTGAAAAAGGTGACATCATTGAAGTTGATGATTCAGCAGGTGTTTACTTAGTTAATCCATTAACCTATGAACCTTTATCACAACGTGCTCAATTTGTAGTGACTGAGCAAGTTATCGCTAGTGGTGGTGGTACTGCTGATATTCCAGTTAGCCCTGAAATTATTGTTTCTGGTGCTCGTCAGAATATCTCTGCCGCTATTCCAAATGGTGCACAAATGTTGCTTCGTGATGACCATAATGTATCACTTGCTTATCACACCCAAGCGCTTGTATTTGCTGCTCCTCCAATCAAAGAACTAGTAGGTGGCGTTACAGCTCGCACCCGCTATTCTGACCTTTATAAACTAGCCATGACTTATTCTCTTGGCGCTGACATTCGTAACTATGAACAGCTAGACCGTATTGACGTTATTTGCGGTGTGGCAATTAATCCAGAGTTCGTAGTTAGAATTTGTTCATAAGCAGTTTGGGCCGGTTACTTTTTGTAATCGGCTCAAAATTTAAGGGGATGTTATGAATGGGGAAGCCGTTTTATACCAAGGTCGTCATGTACTCAAAGAAGGCTTTAGAGCGTTTGTATATGGTCATGATGGCGCCACTTTATTGGTTAATTCATGGGACGAATTCACCAAAGCGTGCTCATCAGGATTATGGTTCGCAAGCAATAAAGAAGTACCAGAAAAAACTAAATCGCGCAAAAAATCTGAGGAATAAAGATGACAACAGTGCGTGAGTTTGTGCGTCAATCTTATCGATTGATAAATCCATCGAATCCAACTCAACCGTTACAAGGTGATGATTTGGAGCTTGGCATATTACTGCTTAATCAACTGTTGCAGTATTATGCGCATACGGTCTCTGTAGGAGTTCCTATAGGTATTAAATACGTTATATGTGGTGATTCATCATACACTCCGGCTTCTGATGAAGTATTAATTCCTTCAGGAAGACTTGCAAATGTAACTGCATCCTGGGTTCAGTTGTCAGGCGTTACTTACCCACTTATTCAACAATCACGCAATGAATTCTTAGCCTCGTTTAAGTATGAGCCATTGCAAGGATTGCCAAGATTTATGATTACATACCCTGAAACGGATTATGTAAGGATTCAAATTTATCCAGCACCATCTCAATTCTTCGAGTTTTTCTTAAGAGGAAAATTTCAATTAGGTACTTTGACATCGAATGACACAATGGATTCTTTGCCAATGTATTATCAGCGTTTTTTTCTCTTTGCCTGCGCCAAAGATTTTGCCTTATACAAGGGACGCGCAGAAGCATGGACGCAAAAACTTGAAGAAGAGCTAATAAAAGCTCAAAAGACTATGGAATCAGCTAGTGAAGTTAATTTAAGCATTACCGGTGACCGAGCATCTTTGTTGAACGGTGCTTGGAGAGTCAGGGCCGGAATTTAAGGAAAATAATGGCTATCGAAGCTTTGCCCATATTTTGTTATTACGATAAGCAAAGATTTACGCAATTTGGCTCTATGGATTGCGCTAATTGGTATGGCATTACGGTGGAGTCTGGAAAAAAGAAACAAGCACTTTATCCAGCAATGGGTAGAAAACATATTAGAACATTTAATACTAATCGCCTCGTATTTGACACAGAGCCAAGAGCCCTTTTTAAAACCATCAAATATATGTATGTGGTAGTGGGAACACGAGTATTTCAATATGATGCCTTTTATAATGAAAAACCTTTAGAACATGTTTCTTTGACGGGAACTATTTGGTTTGCATTCCTGGCTGTTGGAACAGATGTTTATGCCATGCTCACAGATGAAATGAACGTTTATCTGATTACTGAAAGTGGCACCACTGTGAATATGGAAAAAATTACCGATACCAATAGACCTTCTAAGCCACAATATGTTGCAGCATTTGGTAATCGATTTGTTGTAAGCCAAAAAGATACCCCAGACTATTATTTGTCTACAATTAACGTAGATGGCGGTGCAGCAGGTTGTTTTACAATCAATGGAGCGCCATTATTTAATCGCGCCTCAGGAATTATCCGCCAATTTGGTGTACTACATAACCAACTTTATATATTCAATGACTTCTCCACAGACGTATGGGCAAATATTGCAACTCAAATTAATGATGCAGGTGTGATTAGAGAATTCCCGTGGAAAATTAACACATCCTATAACTTTGACTATGGAATGGCAGACCCACGAAGTCTTGCCGTGGGATTTGGGCGAATGACTTGGCTCGCTAAAAACCAAGAAGGATTGGTCAGTTTCATGAATACTGATGGCCAACAACCTAATGATATCTCTTCTCAAGCGATAAATGTCTTATTGGAAAACGAATCAGATGGAGAAATAAGTCCATTTTTAGGGCAAGAAACAGATGGATTTATTTATCAATATGAAAACACAGTTTTTTATCGAGTGGTCGCAGGCCAATATTTGGACTATGGAACATTAGATATTCAAGATTCAGCAAAGGCAATTGAATATAACTTTGAAACAGGCACTTGGCATCGTCTTATTGAACTTAATGGCGAAAGAAATCGTATTCAAAAACATGTTTATTTTAATAACAGACATATTGTTAGTGTTCAACAAGATAATTCTTTATATGAAATGGCAGGTAACATTTATATTAATGAACTTAGAACTCCTAATACCACACCGCAAGCACCTGATGCATATACTGCCTATCCTATGCGTTATGAATTAATCACAAAACAACTGTTTAATGAAGATTATTCGGAGTTTATTGATGATTACGTTCAAATTGATTTCGTATTTGGAGATAAAGCGTTTTATAAGAGTTCTGCCCCTTTTGAGAATTCCGAGTTTGTGGTTGCTGAAGACTCGACTGAAGATAATCCTATCTATTTGGTTACGGAAGACGGCAAATTCATTATTACAGAATATAGTAACTTTCCTACTATTTATTCAAATCATTGGAACGCTTTATTTAAGCCTCACATTGAGCTTTATATTTCAGATGATGGCGGCGTTACCTTTGCCTCCGCTGACGTTAGAGAGCCTTGGCAACTTGGTGAATATCGCTGGATTATGCGCTGGAATGAACTCGGAACGAGCAGGAATCGCTGCTACAAGTTGGTATGTGTTAGCCCCGCTCCAATTGTTATTTTGGGTGCTGTAAGAAGTACAAGACGTGCTTCAGGAGGGGCTAATTAATGAATATATTCCTAGATAAGATTGATGCTGCCCCAATTGCCGATAGTAATTTTTCCTTCGACTTTAATCAGTGGATTGCCGTTTTAGTAGATACCTTAAATGAAGTAATTACTGATATTCAAAATCAATTTAATGTTACTTATATACCGTCTTATACCAGCGCTGAAATTGCTTCGATGGCTACAAATTTGAAAGATGGGGTTTTGCTTTACGATAGCGATTTGAATGTTTATGTAGGAAGACAGGGCGGAAGCTTAGTAAAGTTCACTACAACTGCTTACCCATAAAGGAGTTTGAAATGAGTTGGTTATCGGAATTTTTACATCCTGGCCGCGCTTATGAAGAAGCTAATAAAAGCCTTAATCAGACACAAGGTCAATTACAAAATCTCACTAACCAAGCACAAAACGCTGTATCTCCTTATGCTGGGTATGGAACATCAGTTTGGCCGCAGATGAACGACGTAATGAAAAACTTACTCAATCCTCAAGCTTTACAAGATAAATGGGCATCTGGTTATAAAGAATCTGAAGCTGCTAAGAATCTAGAAAATATGGCAACCCAAAGAGGGCTTAATTCTATGAGCTCACAAGGCGTGCTGGGGTCAACTCCAGCACTACAAGCTATGCAAGCAGGAAGTGCTCAAATTGCAGCAGAAGATAGGCAACAGTATTTAAACGATTTAATGCAAAAATATTTAGCAGGTGCTGGTATTGCCCAAAATATTTTTGGCACCGGAGCAAATGCTGCAGGACAAATGTCTAACAATTATATGAATTTAGCTGGATTAACATCAGGCCTTGGCCAACAACAAGCAGGTCTTACATACGGCCAAAACTCGGCTGGAGGCAATATGCTCGCAAATCTTCTTGGTGCGGGATTTGGTTTAGCTGGGAGCGCATTAGGCGGACCAATTGGTGGCGCTTTGTCTAAGCGTTGGAATTTAGGGGGAGGCTAAAATGGCAACAGGGATTCCATTACCAAGTGCGCCAGGTGATGCACTGCTCAGAGGATTAAATACTGGCTCAAGTATGTTTTCAAGAATTATGCAGCCAATTAT